GGCTCCTGAGTGGCTGGCTGGCCATCCTCGACGGCCTCGAAGCCGGGCGAATGTGTATCAGAAAGCGTAGCAATCCCATCATCTACAGAGTCGGAACCTGTCAAACCATCTGATTGCTCATCAGGTGTTGAAGGTTTCTCACTGATTCCAGTGGGAATCAAGGCAGCAGAAGAGACACCAGGGAGGAGAGCCAGGTCGGCAGCCGGGGCGCTCACCTCGAAGGGCTCTGCCTGCGCCAGGGCGGCGGGATCGGCGCTCTTTTGTGGCGCTTCTTCCCCTTGTAAACCGATAGCCGGGACAACCTCGGCATCAATCACCTTGCCCTGGATCATCCGCAGATAGTCCTCGTGAGTGGGTCCGCTCTCGGCGTGCTCGATCCTCGACGTTGCTCCACCGGATAGGAGTTCAGCCTTTTCGACAGCGATGCCCAGGGCAATGGGAAGTGACTGGATAGGTATCTGATCGACTTCATCCAGGAGACGATCAGCGGCGAGTCGTCCGAATGTCCGCAACACACTCACAGTCCTTTCTTTCACTGTGGCTACAGCTTGAGACTCCCGAGCCATGACGGCGGCGACCGTGTGATGACTCACCCGATACGCCCGGCAGAGTTGACGAACCCCGAGACCTTGCCCGAGACCATCGACAAGCGCCCGGTATATCGTCGGACGGGATTCCATCAGCCTCTCGGCGGTGAACTCTCCGCGTCTTTCCATCTCCTGATTCCCTTCCTCTTCCGTAGAAATTAAAAAAAGAGAAGGGGCGGCGGCCTCATCGGCGGCCACCTCATCCAGGAGTGAAGGCTTGGAACGCTTGGCCATGTTATCCAACTAAGCGGCGGGCGATGAACGCATCCAGTGCAGTTTCAGAGATCCGCCTATCCTTCCGGCTCAGAAAGAGAACCTTGCCGAACTCGCCCGCAGCGACGTAACGGGCGAGCGTGTTCAAGTGGATCCCGAGGCGGTCGCACACCTCGCGGGAAGTCAGCCAGCGGGCCGGAGTGGTGGAAGTGGTCGCGCTCATGCTTTAGCAGCCCAGCGGCACGACTCCCGGAAGACATCACGAGCCCTCGAAGGGTCGGGAGTTAGTGTCCTTGTGTCATTATTGACTTCTACCCTATAAAAAAAAGAAACGCCGGGGTGCATGGCGAGGAGCCATGCGGGTTTTAACTTCTCAAGAATGACGCGGGTCTTCCTCGACGGCCAGACCTCCAGACGCACCAGTTCCCCCGCGATGCTCATTTTCTTACCCTCCGGTTGTTGGAACCGTAAAAAAAAGAAAGGGCGGCGGCAGAGAGAGGCCCGGAGAAGATTGCCAGGGAAAGCAAGAACCCGATCCCCAAAAGCTCAAGAATGAAGGCGTGGGCGCTCATTTCTCAACCTCCTCGTGATTCGCTTGCAATTCGGTTGTGCCACACTTTGCATCCAAGAAATCACGGATGGCGATGCGTGCGACATCGGAAGGTTTCAGCCAGTGTTTATCGGCTTCCGCGCGGAGTCGCGCCTTGAGTTCAACGGGGATTCTCATGGTCATGGTTGCGTCGAGTTGATCGGGCATGGACACGAGTTGTATATGAACTGTGGCACAAGTCAAACACAAATAAGCGAAATTCTTAGTGCAGGGAATTTCCATTGTGGCACATTGGGTGCATGAAGAAGCGGGAAAGCACTTTCAACTTCAGACTGCCAAAGGCATTAAAGGCCCGACTCGATAAGTTCTGTGACGATCGCGGGATCACCAAAGCGGACTTGGCCGTCACCGCAATTTCCGAGTTTCTGGACACCATAGAGCAGCTTGACCGGACCAACCTCCTGAGCCGCGTCTATCCTCCTGCACAATCAGAAACCGCTAAAGTGGCCGAAGAGCCCCCGGCGAACACGCCCAGGATTGGTTTTCATGCCAAGAAGAATAACCCCGGACCGCAGGCCGCGTTAAACCAAACGAAACGCCGGGCAACATCGTAGAGATTGCAGATTACCTTTATGAGAAACCGCACAAGAAAGACAAGTCCATTTGTATTACTCCTGCTCCTGTTGTTCCTTTGTGCTCTGTGTGCTTCCTGTTCGCAGTCTGCCAAGTACGCACTACACGAGGGAACCGATCCCGAAAACGGAACCAGGACAACCCTCCGAATTGATACGACCACTGGAGAGGCATGGCAGCTCGCCAAGATCCCGGCCAATGGTGGAACCCTCAGCCTTTGGCGGCCGATCTTAGAGCGCGACACTGCCATCAAAGCGGCGGCATTGATTCAGAAGGAACTTACAAACGCCACAAATTCCAACTTCACCTACTAATGACCAAGAAGAACGAACGCACGGGAAACGGCCCGGGGAAAGGGAAAGCCAGCATCAGTTCGACACTCTGCGTCGAGGTGCTCGCCGCCATGGACTTTCTTGCCAGGGAAAGCGGGCTTTCACGCGGGGGCTACATTAGCGCCGCGGTGACGGCTTCCGTGCTTGCCGGGACCACGTTTCCCCGCGTCACTGGCACCGGGAAAATCCCCTCGAACACACTCCAGAAAGCACGAAGGGCAGCCGAGAAGGACGACCGCAACCGCCCGCCGAGCTAGGTTTTAAGCCGTTTCGCAGGGCATAAAAGATTTCTAAAGATTTCTCTTGCGTTCCAGTGGGAACCCATGAGAGAGTATCACCACGGAAGAGCCAACCGACCAAACGGGCAAATCAAAAATGAGTGCATACATAGTCAGCGAAAACCACATCATCTACCTCGTCGCGGCAGCCCTGAGCCGTCGGATCAACTGGGGATCCCACGGGAAATTCACCTGGTGGAACAACGAGGCCAAGGAAATCAGTCAGTACGACCCCGAAGGCGCCGCCGCATTCGCGTCGGAGCTCTGGAAGGAGAACGTCAAGAGCGTCAATCATCGGTATCCTAACGATCCGGCACCGATTGACCTCTTCACGATCACGCCGAACAAACTCGATGACATGCTCAACGCATGGGATTTCGAGCCCGTACAGGTACTGAAGGCCATATCCTGCCTTGATTATCAGAGCTGTGAACACCCCGAATGGGAGACCAGCAACGCCCGCGCCTTTCTTGAGGGGCTGAAAAACGCCGCGATCGCCTCGCTGGCGGGATACTCCGACGCCGCGTGGGGATCACCCAAGACTAGGCACCAGATCCGGGCCGAACATTTCGCCACCGCCTAACACCCAACCGAACCACACCATGAATCCAATTACGATAACCAGCCTTAAGAAAACTGAGCACGGGATTTACGTTGAAGCATCATGCGGCAAGGTCTCGGCGCTTGTAGCCTTCTACTCCTACGGAGTCCAAGTATGCCAGCACAACGCCAGCAACCGAGTATGGAAGGGTTTCGGGAAGCTCTACGCCGACATTGATGAAGCCTTGAAAAGCTACAAGTCCGACGCCATGCGTAAAATCCTATTCGCCGCCGCCGCAACTAGCCTCTAACACCCACCAACACCAACACCAAAACGGAAGAGCCAACCGCAAACCGGCACAGCACACCATGACAACAACACAACACACCACCGGGCCCTGGGAATACAGGGAGGCCATTCCAGGAGAGCCAACAGTTATCGCCAAAAACAATGCCTGCCGAGTCGCCGAGACGTGCGAGATGCCCGGCCAAGATGAAAATGAGCGACGAGCAAACGCCCGATTGATCGCGGCCGCACCGGAACTCTTGGCCGCTTTGATCGAATTAGAGCGGGTAGAAAGTTCTCCTCATAGTGAAACACTCCGTTTCCTAGCACGGGAACAAGCTAGGGAAGCAATCGCCAAGGCAACCGGCGAGGAGGTGCAGGGATGAACTCACTACAAGAACTTCCTAAATTCGAGGAAAGAGACATAACCAAGGGATTTAGTCGTTTCCGATTTGGATTTGCAGAACCAGGAGAAACGTATGTAAGCCCCTTCAATGGGTCAAAAATCACCATGGTCGGTAACTATCGCCGCAAGAAAGACGCCGAGAATGCCGCAGCGATCCAGGGGCTAAAAGTTCACCCATACCTGGATGGAAAACTGCCGCAAGGGTGGAGTGTTTATAAGGTGGAGGCCCAGCCATGAACCTCCGCCGAGTCAAAGACCTGGCACGCCGGGACTACTTGCGCCGCCTCGCGGCCACCAAACAGGAACCAAAGCAAAGCACCTGCCGCGCCTGGATCGCCATCTTAAACAACCGCTGGCACTGGTCCGGAAACGGATCCCTCCAACTCCCCAACCCCTTCAGAAACTAGACAACACCACAACAACGCACCACACTAACCACAACACACACCCATACCGATGAAAACTGAATACACCCGCCAACAGCTCCTTGACCTCATAGAAACCACACAGGGGGGCGTCTCCCTCGACTACCAGACCTCGAACGGCATCCGATTCACGCCCTTTAGACTGTGCAATTCAGAGGGCGACGTTCTCATTTCCGGAGAACTCGACATGACTACCGACGAGGACGGATTCACGAGCGAGTTCACCGAAGCCCTCTTCGAGGAGTTCCGCGACGACCTCGCCAGCGTCACCGAATACAAGAACCTAGTGGCCGGAATTAAAGCCTAACCACCACAACCACCCACACCCATGAGAATCCTGAACACCGACAGCAACGAGACTGAGATCCTGACCTACGACCCAGCCGGATCGGGCGACCAGATGGCCGATCTCTCGGCAGACGACACCAACATCAACCGCGTCACTGGCAACTCCGACTACGACGCGACAGCCGATCAATCCACCATCTCCTGGTGGATTGACATGATCGACAAGATGGAAGAGAGGGACGGCCTAGTCTCCGACCTAAAAGCCAACCACCCCAATGAGGCCGGTGCGGCGTTACAGGAGATGACTCAGTGGCATTCTGGCGGAGACATGGAGATGGGCGTGGATGAGCAGATCAAGTTCTTGTCTGATTTGCTGGGAGGATTGGACCTCATCGCAAGCCATGGATCAAACTACCATCGCGGGGCGAGCGCCCCCGATTGGTGGGACATTATCCACGATTCGCCAGAGTCTGAGATTATCCTGGAATCTGCCACCATGGGATCATCGGCCAGCAATGAGTGGTACGCGTTCAGCGACCGTGCTGCCGCAGTCACTCACATTAGGAGCACATTCGATCGGCAGGCATTCGTCGATAATTACACCTACATTGACGAAACGTCGGAATTCTACCGGACGGACGACCTCGAGGCCACCGAGACCGAAGACGGAGGGATCGCCTACTCAGTCCCGGCCGGAGTCAAGCCCGCCTCCCTCGCGGAGATGATCGCCTGCGAAAGCCGATTCTAATGAGCCACCAGGACGCCAGGGCCACCGCGCAGCAGGTCATCCGTGACCTGCTCGCCAAGCACCCACCGGGATTCGTCGTCATGGTCATCCGGGCACTGACCAGGATGCAGCGAGCAAACCCCGACATCACCGTCTTCAGCCAGCCCCAGAAACCCGGCGACACAGGACTACCGACGCACCCACCACGGGAATAAACTACCTGCGCCGCCAGCCTCGCCAAAGTGTAGCATACCGCGTAGCACGAGACCGCCGAAAGAGAGAGAAAGATGATTACGAATGAGATGCTCTACCGACTGAGCTAAAGCGGCTTTGAAAGTGTTGGTGACTGAAACCCTCTGATTTTACTCTGTTGCGGCGTCAAAATGCTTCCCACTAGAACCCACCAGAGACCACCATTCTTAACCTGCTTGACGTGTAGCAGAACGTGTAGCAGGTTGGGGCGTAGCAAGGAACTATTAACATGAGCACCGCTGAGAGATCCGAAATCGTTGTCGTTCACCGAGGGAAAAGCTACACGCTTTGGCGTCGCGGGGACAATCTCTATCTCCGCCTCCGCCGGGATGGCCGGGCAATCTGGAAGACCCTCGGGACCAGCCTGAAGGACCAGGCCGTGAAACAGGCCAAGGTGGAGCTCGGCAAGCTGGAGAAGAACGACTGGAAGAAAGAGCCCAAGAAGCCCGTGACGGCCTCGACTACCGGTCTTGCCACCGTAGGCGATATCCTGGACCGCTACATGGCAGCCGAGCGGGACATCGCACCAGCCACCAGGAATAACTACATCTCCGCCATGGAGACCCTCCTGCGAGTCGTCACCGGCAAGGATGACCCTCGAGTGCTCCCCTCCTCGATCCTCACCGAGGAGACCCTCGACAGCTATATTGCCAAGGAGAGGGCGAAAGGACGCCCTGACCACTCCATCCATGCCAGCCTTACTCAGGCACGGTGCATCATCAGCCCCAAGGTCATGTCACTCTACAAGGGCCTCATCCTCCCGAACCTCGACGGCTTCCGGGCCAAGCGAGACTTCAAGGGCGATCGGGAAGCGGGATTCATCCCCTTCACCAGGGAGGAAGTGATGGCCCTAGAAAACAAAGGCAACGAGCTGCTGAAAGCCCGGTCCCCTCTTTGGATCGTCTATGTCTTCATGTCCAGACTGGCGCTCCGCAACAACGAAGTGGCGCGGGCCAAGTGGAGCGACATCAGCGAGGGAGTCGAGTACGAAGAGGGCAAGCCGGTGAGCAAGCGCTACCTCCGCGTCGTCGGCCAGTACGCCGAGGCCATCCCGGCACCCGTCGAGATCAGCGACGACCTCTGGCAGCATCTCCGGACATTCAGGCCGACCACCTGCACCCACGAGATCAGCATGGACAAGAACGGAGAGCCGCTCCCCTGCGACACCTGCACCCATATCGTCCCGGCCAAGAACAAGACCGAGCGCTTCGAGATCTGCGAACGAGGGATTAACGACGCCATGCGCGATCTAATCAAAGGTCGTAGGAAGATAGCCTATGAGCTGAGGCGCTGGGCTGGTTCACTCATCTACACGGTCCACGGATCCGACGCGGCCAGGGATACCCTCCGGCACGCCTCCGTTGTCACCGTCACGAAGTACTATGCCAAGGAATTGAAGGGAGTACGGAGCGCCAGGCCGAGCGATCTCCTGAATATCTACGGACTACCAGCCACCACACCACCACCAACCACACCCACCCCATGAAGACAACCACCACCATACTATCCACCCTCATCCTTGCAGTTTCTGCAATGAATTGTGCAGCCCAGGACTGCGATTTGGAGGACGTCGGAATCGCCACCATCGTCGGCGGACAGGGCACCGGCGGCGTCCAGCAGATCAATGACAATGGGAGGAATGCCTTTGTCGCCGGAGACGGGAAGGGCTCGGGCGTCATCTACAAGGATCGAGGCCCCACCTACATCCAGAAGATAGGCGACGTGACCTTCATCGTCCCGACTGCGAACCCTCCCGCTGGCCAGCGGAACCGGCAGCGGTAACTACTAATTGTAAACGTTTTAGTAGAAGATTGGTAGATACCCCTAGCTCCAGCGGTAGGTTATCGGCTCTTTGCCCAGGCTGATTTCATCCCGTCGGTGATCCCGTTGATCGTGCGGACGGCTCGGGCACCGGCGGCGACATCCCCCTTCTCGACAGCGGAGCGCATCGCCTCGATCTGCGGGCGGTAGATTTGACTGTTCCACTGTTTCAGGACAGCGAAGCGGAGCGTCTGCTGAGGCGTCCGTTTCTCGGCCAGCTTCTGGAGCCATGAGTATTCACGGGTGGCGGTGCGGACATCCTCCGAGAGATCGACGCGGACCTGGGCGATTGCCTTCTCCTCACCGGCCACCTCATCCCGGTCACGCTCAGACTCCCCGGCGTCGGTGATCTTCAGGAATCGGTTGATCGGCGCGGTCGAGGAGACGGCGAACTCCGAGACCGTGTTGCTCTTCTCATCATAGCGCAGGAAGTTGGAGACACCCATCTTGTCGAGCGAATGGATGACCATCTTCTTGGCAGCGGGCCAGCCTCCCGCCTTCAGCTCGTCATCAGTCAGGATCGAGCGCCCGCGGTGCTCGTCGATCGGATTCATCCCGGCGGCATAGGTGGCCCACTTGGCCGGCAGTGAGAGGAAGGGGTTGAGCGAGGGCAGTTCCCCTTGAGGAACGGCCATGATCTGGCCGAGGCCGATTCCCGTCTTCTCCCCCTTGAGCTGGCGGAGCGTCGAGGTCAGGCCGTAATAGACCATCCCATTGATGGCGCGGTCCACCTCATCGACAGGCCAGCGGAAGTAGGCCGTCTTCGAGCCATAGTCTCCCGTGGTCGTGGTGCCGACAGGGATCGAGTGATAGGCATAGACATCGCGGTCGGGGATCTTCCGGAAGATCCCGGCCATGTCATCCCCGAAGAATCCCTCCCTGGCGAGGACCGTCATCACCGTCGTCAGGAATCCCCCGAAGAACAGATAACTCAGGAGATAGTCGGCCTGCGACTTGCGCCCCTTCTCCCGTCCGGCGAGGAGCTTCATCGAGGACTCCCAGGAGCGCATCGTGATATTGATGAAGGGGAAGAGAATCCCCGGCGTCGAGATCCCGTTCCCCTTCTTCATGTAGTTAGGGACGCCCATGTAGTTGCGGACATAGGCGGCCGCCTCACGGGTTGGCCAGCCGAGATCCTTGGCGAGCACCTTGTAGGCCGAGACCTTGGGGAGAGCCTCCATGATCTGCCCGGCAAACTGGATCGAGCGCAGATAGGAGAGGACCGGCTTGACGAACCACTTGCGGGACCATGCCGGTTGATCCTCGGCCGGGAGCATATTGTATTGGCGGAGGATGTCACCGAGGGCACCGTGGGAATCGGCCGTCGCGTAGAAGGACTCATGCGGCCCCACCATCGCCCCGTTCTGGAGCATCTCGATCAGGAGATCATCGGCCTGACCGGAGATCCGGTTGACCAGGGGGGAGGACCCGATGTTGACCGGGATTGCGGCCAGCATCTTCCCGAGAGCCATGCCGATGGCGCTCCCGACATAGCTTCCCACCTGACCGGCGGCCACGGCCGCGGCGGGACCCCCGACGAATCCGATGGTCGATCCGACAGCGGTGCCGACGACGCCTCCCGCCGTGGTGGCGAGAGCCTCGCGCCCCTGCGGCTGGAGCATGGCGAGCCCGAGCTGATAGGCCGTCTGGCCGAGGATCCTCCCACGGGTCTTGTCCGGGGCATTCCGCATCGTGCGGAGCAGATCGCGCATGGGGGAGAGAGCGAGCTGGAAGGAGGGATTGTATTTGATGATGAGCGGGTAGGCGGCCGAGCTCCAGAGGAAGGAGAGCGCCTGCATCAGTCCGTCCTGGTGGGCTGGACTCATCGACTCGAAGACATCCGCATAGCGCTCCGGTAGGTGGACCCCGCGGAGCTTCCCGTCCACGCGGTAGGTGAGCGTCTTCCATCCCACCTCGCGGGTCGGCACCGGCACATTGCGGCGACCATCCCAGCGCATCTCGGCATCTTGGATCAGACCGGAGAAGTTCTCCTTCATCCAGTTGAAGAAGGTAGCCTTGGCTTGATTGGATTGGGCGGCGCGGCGCATGGCCGCCATCTTCAGGACGGATTGTGTGTAGGGATTGGCGACCTGGTCGAGCGTCCCCACCTGCTTCACGATCCCGGCCGGGACATAGCGGTCGGCATACTTCAGCGGGGTGAATGTGGCGTAGGCATCCTTGTTCGGGACCAGGAGCGTCTCGTAGATCTCCCGGGAGATGATCCCCGCATCGACAGCCTCCGAGAGGACCGAGAAGATCTTATCGTGGAATGCCTCGGCTGCCTGCTGGAGGGCGGCCCATTGCTCCGGTGACATGTCGGCACGCTGCTGGTCGAGGAGAGCCTGGGCGATGACGGGGTCTTTGCCGTCGGGATTGGCCATGACCGTCCGGCCGGTGACTTCGATCTCACTCTCCTGCTCACTGGCCTTGCCGACTTGGCGTTCCACCTCGATGCGCTCATTGGCGATACGGTAGTTCTCCAGGTAGATCCCTAGGTCATCATCGGTCAGGCCGACTTCCTGCAGGATGGGGGAGACCTTGGCCGTGATCTCCATGAGATCGGCCTGCACAGAGGAGTTGGCCAGCGGCATCTCCTCGAAGAGCCAGTCCATCCGATCCTCCGGCTTGAGGGGCTGGCCGGATCGGCGCTTCTGGTGCATCAGCTCGATGGCTGGCTGGGCGTAGAAGTAATAGGTATCCTTGGCCCGCTCCCAGAGACGGCGGGGTGACTTGGCCCATGCCTTCATGGCGGCGGAGCGGCGCTTGACCAGCTCGCTTGCCTTGGCATAGCCAGCCTTCGACTCGGCAAGCCGGGTGCGGTTGACCGCCTCCGGCCCCTTGGCTAGGAAAGTCTGGATGGCGGCGATGGCTTCGGCCACCTCCGGCTTCCGATCCACGAGGTCGAAGAATGCCTTCCAGAATTTAGGGGCTCGGACTTCCAGATCAGCCGGAGAGTTGAAGAGGACAGAGATAGCATCGGCATAGAGCTCTACGGCGCTCACACGATACTTGTAGTAGCTCGATTTCTTACTGGCCGTCTCGGCACCGAACGGCTTCCACCAGTCGGAGAGAGCGATCAGCTCGGCGCGGATCTCCTTGTTCGATCCCCCTATCTCAGGAAGAAGGTTGCTCTTGAATTTGGAAAGCGTCGCCAGCCTGCCTAGGATATTGCCCCTCTTCAGTGACTCGTCGGGGAGGTAGTCGATCCAGTGACCGATCTCATGGGCAAGGGTCATGGCGACCGATTGGGGATTGGAGAAGAGAGAGGCGCGGAGAGCGATGCGACCCTTGCCGACAGGGTAGAAGAGACCCAGCGACTTCATCCGGCGGCGGACCTCGGGTGACATGCCGGTGGCCTCGCGGAACCATCTGATCAGCTCGGGTGCCTCGATGGGGAGCACGCGGTCGGTGGCACCGAGGACCTCGGGCATCTCCCAGCCGGGGCCTCGTGACATGACCGTGGCCTCCTTGGGGATGGAGGGATCGGCGGCGGGGGCTCCACGAGATCCACCCTGCGGGCCGTAGTCGGCGGTGCCTGAGAATCCCCCTGAGAACATATCCCCTTGGGCTCGGTCGGCTTCCTCCTGGGCGAGGCGCTGACGCTCGGCCTCGGCGATCTCTGCGGGGGTTGGCTCGGCCATCACCTCACCGGTCAGGCCGAATGGCATGTCGGCAGGGGCAAAGAGATTCCCCTCCCCATTGGTAGCGATATTGGGGGTAGCCGGTGCCGGTGGCGCCATCTCGGCGGCGGCCTGCTCGGGCGAGACGCCTGAGAGTTCGGCCATGATCTCCGGATCGGTGTAGAAGGACTTGTACCTGGCGGCGAGCTGCTGGAGTTCGGCCACGCGGTTGAGGATTCCCTCGGGATCCTTGACATTGACGCCCAGCTTGGCGGCGGCCTCGGGTCTCTTGGCTGCGGACTGGACGGCGGCGATCTGCTCATTGATCTCGCGCACCTTGGCGGCGGCGGCCTTGGCGATCTCCTCACCCTTCTGGAGGGCGGCGTCACTGGTCCCGAAGAGATCCCCTTGGGTGCCCTGTGCTTCGAGATTCTTGGCTACCTTGATGTAGCCTAGCAGGCCGGTGATCTCATCGGCCGGTACCTTGCGGAGAGCGGCGGCGATGCCCGCTCGCTGGAGATCTACGTCGCCTGGGGCGGCTGTTGCGATGGCGAGGGTTCGCGCCTCATTGATTCGGCCTGCTTGGTATGCAGCGTAGAGATCAGGCCCCGCACCCGTTCCAATTCGGAAGCCGGAGCGGCCTTTAGCTCTCGATAGGAGTCCTCTCTGTGCTGCCTTATCTTCTGTAATCGTAGTGTTTCTGAAGTAGTTTGCATAATCTTTAACCTCACCTTTCTCATCGAGGATGTTCAGCTCCGCGTCAAGCGCCATTGCCATCGGCTTCGTGAATCCATCGGCTTCCCGCATGACATAGGCAGGAACCGTGTCCAGCCTATTGCGCTTGGCCGCGTCAAAGCGGTGTCTCCCCGAGATCAGTTCATTGGCTCCGTTGTTGCGTTGCCAGATCATGAGATGGCCGAAGGCCCTCATGTCGATGTTCCCCTGGATCTCTTGGCCCCGGACGACGCCGGTATCAGGATTGGCATTCTCCTTAAAATTGGGTACATCCTCTGAGAGTTTGATGTCTGAGATCTTCAGCTTGGATTCCGTGTAGGGGATTGGGATCCCGCCGGTTGTCTCGGGATCAGTGTATCCCGTGATCGGCTCCAACTCAGCCAAGTCATCGGCCGGAGCTGGAGTGCTTGCTGGCGCGGATGGCTGACTCAGGTTTCCGGTTTGCTTGCCCGGCCGTTGCTTCGCATCCGTTACGGCAGGTTTCAGGTTTCCATCTGCCAGCGCTGGCCTGCCCGGCATGGCGATCACGCCCTCGGGAGTGTTGGCCGGGACGGCATTGTTCCGATCCATGGTGAAGGCCCCGCTCGGCGCATCCTCGATGGGGATCAGCTCACCCAGATCAGCAGGCGCACCGGGTCCTGCCGGTAGGCCCTCGACTCTCGACCCTCGACCCTCGACTCCCTCTCCGAGCGCCACCTCAGTCTTGAGCGCCTCGGGCTTGCCCATGAAGGAGGTTCCCTGCATCCGCATGTTGCCTCGGGCAGTGGGACCATACTCACCCCGGACGGCATCGGTGACGCGGAGCGCGGTGGAGACCGCCTCCTCATCCATGGGAGAGAGGGATTCACCGGCCTGCTTCTTGGAGACGAGTGCCTGGATGTCGCCCATCTCATAGCGCTTGTTCTGGACAGTGAGCCCCGAGAGGAGAGCACCCATGACGGCGGACTGGAAGGAGGACTGGAAGGTTGGGCCCTCGGGAGTCTCATCCCCGGAGGCCAGTGCCTGATCGGCCAGTCTCCAGGTGATGTCGGTGGCGGCACCGGTTCCGGCTCCGAGTCCGACGACCTTGCCTGCGAACTTGGCGGCTTCGAGCGCACCCTTGGTCTCGCGCACAAGCTGGATCCCCTTGATCAGATTGTAGGGGGCGGCGGGAGCGGTGATGGCGATGGAGGCCAGCTCACCGGCCGCATTGTATCCGGGCCGGGCCTCGCTGGCTGCGAGGTAGCTGGAGAACTCCGAGTCATTCTCGGCCAGTGTCTTGTAGAGGGCATCGTATCCGCGGCCTGCGGCATAGCCTCCCACGATACCTCCGGCGGTGCCGGTGGCCAGGGCGGCGGGACCGGCTGCCATCCCGGCTACAGCGGGGATCGCGGCACCACCCAGGAATCCCATCGTGACGGCTCCACCCCGGCCTGCTCCGTAGAGGAGGGCCTTCCCCTCGGGGGAGGATCCGGCCGTGGCTTCCAGATCCCGGCGGCGGCGGGCGGTCTCCTCGATCTTGGCGGCGTTGGAAGAGAGCTTGGAGAAGGTGGCCTGGTCGATAAGGCCAGCCGCGTAGGCAGACTGGACACCGGCTCCGTAGCGGAGGGGATCCAGCTCGATTCCACCAGAGGTGACTTTGTAGGGCGCCGACTTCTCATTCCAGCGATTGGCCGGTGAGAGGGGATCGGTTCCCTCGGGGGCGAAGCCCGCCTTGGCAGGATCAAGCGGAGCTCCTGTCCGGTCCACGGCGACGAGGGGAGGATTCTCCCTGGCGTCGAGGGGTGAGAGATACTCCAGCTCCGAGAGAGGATCGGGGGAGGTGGATGCCTGAGCCTGAGCGGACGCCTCGACGGGTCCGATGTAATCGAGCGCGGCCAGCTCGTCCTGCGAGGGAGCGGCCATGCGATTAGTCCGTGATGAGGACCTCGGCCCCGCTCTTGGTGCGATAGCGGCCGGGCTTCATGGCGCGGCCATACTTGGACTGGTAATCAGAGGAGGACATGGAGATCGGGGTGGGTGCCGGGGTGGCCTCGGGTGTTGGCGATGGCATGGGAGAGGTGAGGAATGCGCTGTCCGGAGTAGGGACTGGGGTGGCCTGTGGGGTGGCCTGCGGCGTAGGAGCTGGGGGCTGGGCGCTGGGAGATGGAGCGCCAGCTAGGACCGAGGCGGGATTGAGCATGGCGTTGAGCTGGGCCTGCTTTGCGGCGATGTCCTGTTGATAAGATGCCGAGGAGCGATACCAGGGAGCTCCTGCTGACTGCATCTTGGCGATGTCCTGCTGGAGCTGGGCCTGCTGCATAGCCACAACAGAGTCTTGTGTATCCTTGGTGGCAGCTTTGATTGGAGTTCCGGTATAGAGATCGCGCACAGGAAATCCGTTCCCGGTGTTTGGGTCATACAAATATACGGTTCCGTCATTTGCCGTTACCCTATCGGGCTTCCATGTGTTTCTATCCGGAGCAGGCATCGCCGAATTGGCAGATGTCATAAGCATCGGAACAGAGCTTCCATCAGGGAAAGTAGCGTTAACTCCAGTGGGGGTGAAGGCAGGGCGCTCGGCAGCAACAGAGGCATCGGTCCGCTTGTTTATATAGTGCTGATAGGCAGCCCTGATCTTGCTGGCTTCGGCGGCGGGGATCCTTGTTCCCGGCTGATAGCCAAGCTCCTGCTTGGCAAAGTCGTTGAGCGAGAGGGCGGGCATATTACTGGATCACGAGATCCCCTCCACCAGCCGACGCTCCCGATCCGGCGTTCTTGATCTGCATCTGGGCGTTGGCGTAGTTCTGGTACTTCTGCTGTTCGAGGTAGGGGTTGACGACGGTGGCCTCGAATCCGGCCAGGATGCCGGTGGCCTTGCTGAGGCTTCCACGGGTGATGTCCCCATAGGTCTTGTCATCCATGATCCCGGCGGCGCGGTATTGGTCGGCCTTGCCCATGATCATGTCGAGGGTCTTGCGGTCCATGTCGGCCTTGCCCATGCCGTCGGCCACCGATCCCGTGGCGGAGTTGACTCCGTCGGTGATGCCCTTGGCCATGGCGAGTGTGCCAGCGGCGGTGATCTGGCCGGAGTTGTCGTTGACGGTGGGATTGTAGGCGAACATGGGTGGTTGGGAGCTAGGAGATGGGAGCTAGGAGATAGGGCTGAAGGCTGAAGGCTGAAGGCTGACGGGCGTTAGTATTGGTAGGGGGCGGCGCTGGCCATTTCGGCGCGGCGTGCGTCCATCCACTTGCGCAGGCGGGCCTTCCAGCCGGGGCGGGTGGAGATATACTCGGCGATGCGCGGGCCGTTGGCGGCGTAGCGGCTGACGCGGCGGTAGCTGCCACGGGTGAGCAGCCAGTCACGGAACTCCATCCAGGCCGGGTTCTCCTCGCCATAGACCTCGCGGGCGACCCAGCACATGGCGGCGGCCGAGCCGATCTTGCCGACGGCACCGATGGCCGACCCTGCGATCTGACCCCACATGGCGTTGTTCGCGGCGGAGGTGGCCGCGTTGTTGTTGAGGGCCGAGTTATACATGCTCGCCTGCATGTTGGTATTGAAGCTGGAGACATTCCCGGCCATGCCGAGGGCTTGGTTATAGGTATTGCCGATCATCTGCCCCGTCTGGCCGAGGATGCCACTGCCGAGCTGGACACCGGTGCCGAGCGCACGCTGATAGGGATCGAGGTTCACCAGGGCATTGGCCCCGCCGAAGCCGAGCTGGGCGGCGTTCTGATAGGCACCACCACCCTGGCCGTAGATGTTGGCGGTATTGCCAAGCATCCCGAGGGCGGCGGACTGGCGGCCCTGGATACCCTGCTCGCGTGTCTGGTTGGCGGCTTGGGCGTTGGCGAGGCGCTGCTGGTAGCGGGCATCGGCTACGGCCGAGCGATTCAGGATCTCAGCGGCGGCGGCACCGGAGCCGACTCCGAGCCCGCGTGCGGCGAAGGCACCACGAGCAGCTTGCGAAGCATTGCGGGCTTCCTCGGCATTGAGCGAGCGGCCGAGCGCCAAATCACTGGCGGCGGCGTCGTAGAGGTTCTGCTCGATGGAGGTGGGACCGGCGAGAGCACGACCCTGAGCATCACGGGCGATGGCTCCTGAGAGATCGCCGAGGGCATTGATCCGATTGCCGGTATCGGAAAGGGCGGTGGCACCCTGTTGGAGAGTGGAGTCGATGACTCCCTTGGCCTGACGAGTGTAGGCATTATCGAGATTCCCGCCGATCTTGGAGACTGTCCCCAGTTGGAGCCTCTCCATCTCTGGGTAGTATTGAATCTGAGACCTGAACTGCTGATCGACCGCGGCGCGGGCCTGCTCGTTGGCCGAGGCCATGAGCTTGGCATAGTCGATCTGCTGAGGCTTGTCGGGTACTGGTTGTGATTTGGATCCGCCCATAATGGTAGGGGTTTAGGCTGAAGGCTGAAGGCTAAGTGGCTGAGTCGAGGGTCGAGAGTCGAGAGTCGAGGGCTAAGAAACCGAGAGGCCGACGCGGCGGGCGAGGTGATCCCACTTGTAAGCGTGGATGTTGTGCGGGCGATTGCGTGCGGCCCGATACCAGAGGACGTAGGTGTGAGGATGGGGAGCCACTCTGAGGAACTCGGCTATTGGACTGTTGGACTGTTGGACTGTTGGGGAGGCAGCCGCCAGCTCGGTGAACCATGCATTGATCGGCAATCCCTGCGCCTCTGCGTCTCTGCGCGAGATCATTTCCGTTCCCGTCCAGTGACATTCCTGGGCGAGGAGGAAGACTTCCGGAGTGGAATGAACCAGACCACACGAGAGATGCCCCCCGAGGAGTTCCTCGAAGGGCGTCATGCAGTTGGCCGCCTGCCATTGTCGTGCGATTTCCCATGCGAGCATTAGTATCGAAGTCTGACGTAGCCAGCACTCCCCCATCCTCCCGGAGCATTGTAATTTCCACCTCCGCCACCACCACCGCCATACCCGCTGCCGTTTCCTCCTGCTCCATAGTTTGAACCGGAGCCGCCACCGCCATAACCGGTGCCATCGCCCGAGCCTCCACCGTTTCCGCCGCGAGCGTAACTATAGCCCGACTCTCCGGACGCACCATATGCCTGATTGCCATAGCCGCCGTAGCCGCCGTTTCCGACCGCTCCTAGTGCACCTGCGGTTCCGCCACCACCGCCGCCAGCATAGGCTGCTAGTCCGGCGACCGAAGAGTTTCCTCCCGTTCCGCCGCCACCTACGCCCGCGGAGCTATTGTAGGAGCCTCCTCCGCCACCACCTCCAACGTAGTAGTTAAAAGCTGATCCGGGGCTTGTTGTAAATTGCCCAAAGGAGTACCCGCCGCCGCCGCCGCCACCGCCAAAGTTTCCACCTCCAGAAGTTCCCCCTCCCCCTCCTCCTACCATCCATGCCTGCATCCTGATAACATTTGTAGGCACGGTGAAGGATCCGCTGGAGGTGTAGGTCGTGTAGTTGGATCCCTTGGTCGTGGAATAGAAATTATTGAAGGAGATGGCCCCCGATGCAGGGATCGTTCCGTTGGTGACAAAGGCATCATTGGGCACATTCGCTCCGCCGGCGTAGTAGCTTCCCAGGGAGACCGCGCCGCTTCCTCCGAACTCGTCTCGGATGTCGGCAAAGCTGATCGGGCCTGTGGATTGGAGGGCCATGGAGATTCTACTTCTTGAGTGATTCTACCTGAGCGAAGAGCTCCTTGATCGCCTCGATCAGGACGGCCACGATGTTTCCGTAAGCCACTGAAAGGTATCCCGTTTCGGCCACAGGGATCACTACTTCGGGAATGACCTGCAGTGTTTCCTGGGCGATCACGCCGATCTGGTGCTCGCCGGTATCAGTCCTGTCGTAGCGCACGCCGCGCAGGCGATTCACTAGGGAGAGAGCGTTAGGGATTGTCTCGACATTGGCCTTCAGTCGGGCGTCAGAGAAGGCCGTGATATTCCCGGAAGCCGTGATGGCTCCGGTCACTGACATGTTGCCGGTGGAGGAAATCGCCCCGCTGGTGATGGCTCCCACGCTCACGGCTCCAGACCCGTCTCGGGCCACAATGGCATTGGCCGTGTTGGCACTGGTTGCCGTGGTGGCCGAGTTGGCGACCTTCCCGGACGTTGCAATGGTAGCCAGTTTGGTGTCGACGATTCCGGCCGCTGCGTCGATGTCGGCATTGACGATCTGGGTCACGGTCGCACTATCGACGAGCGAGTTGAGCTTGGTCGGGGTGACGACTTCTCCGGAGACGAAGGTGCGGCCTTTGGTGACGAGAGCCATAGGGGATTAGGGGGAAATTATGAAGGATGAATGATGAATGATGAAAAGGGAGACAGGCTGAAGGTTGAAATGGGATCCAGTGGGAAGGGGGAAAGGCTGAAGGCTGAAGGCTGAAGGCTGTTAGCTGCTGGCTCTCGACTCTCGACCCTCGACCCTCGACTTATTCCTCTGTTCGCGTCCCTGTCTTCGGTAGTCCGTCCACGGTGGCTTCTGCCGTGAGTGCCCGCAGGATCGGCCTGCCTGATGTCGTCCTCCATCGCAGATCCAGCATGTTTGCATTCCGGCGGATCGGCCCCTTGACTGTATAATCTTCCAGTGAGATCCCGTTATTTGTCAACGATAGAATCTCGAAATCTCCATCGGGATCGGTCGTGATGGCATCCATGGCGGCGCTTGCTCCGGCCGGGAGGACCACCGAGGAGACGGTCCGCGTCATCCGCTTGCTGGTGAGTGATCCGAATCCATAGCGGCGGGTGACAAGCTGGCCAGCTACGGTGTAGGTGCCGCTTCCGGTCGGCTGGTCATCGAGCCCGCTGTCATACTGGTCGAGCAGGTAGAGCTTGCCATTGCGCGAGGCCGCATAGAGTCGCCGCTCGGTGCCGTAGTCCGAGACCATGAGGTTATCGAGGTTGAAGGCATAGCCATCCCGGCTCTCCCATGCCTCGTTGAGCATGTTGTAGATGAAGAGGGTATTGGGCGTATCGGAGGGGGTGCCGTTGGCTAGTCTCGTCGGGACGGCCAGGTAGTAGCGGTTGTTGAAGAAGACCCCGTTGGAGAGGCCGACGGCCGGGACATTGATCTCACCCAGCAGATCGGCGATCGGATCGGACAGTGGCTTGGTATTGCCCCTGAGCTTCAGGTCGAACTGATTGTCGAGCCGGTAGATCCCGCTATCCGAGAGGAAATAGACATAGACCCCGGCCGTCGCAATCGAGCGGCGGGCGCAGCAGCCGACTTCATTGGTGAGGAGTTGGAGCGAGGAGTTGGCCGGGTCGATCGAGATCCCGTCGGCACCCATGACGGCGGTGGCCAGCCAGATCGACTTCCTACAGAAGACGAGGACCTGGCCCTCGGCATAGGGGTGGAGGGCCACGATCTGATCGTTGGAGCCTGCATTCGCCCGGAAGGACTTGAGCAGGGGATCATAGGTCTCGGCATCGAGGACATCGGAGATGATCACCTCGTCCCGGTTGCGGGCCATGAGCAGGGTATTGTTCGTGTAGGTGACGATGGAGCCCGAGGGCATCCGGCTGAAGGTGGGTCCTGCCGGGTGGGTGCCGAGTCCGACCCTGACGAAGTTCCCCGTGCCGCCATCCCAGACCATGGGAGGACAGACTCGCCGGGCAAAGGCCACGCCGGTCGAGGGGGTGACGGTGCCGGTCGGGACGGCGAAGGTGAAGGTCGTAGTCGTGGGGACACTGGCAATCAGGAAGTCGGCATTGTAGCCCGCCTGATCGCTGCCATAGATCCGGACCACCTGACCGGCCGTGTATCCATGGGGCGTCGGCGTCGTGGCGGTGGCCACTCCACTGGCCTGCGTGATGGAGGCGAGCCGGTATTCCACCTCATCGCGCCAGCGCAGGAGATAGAGCCGGTCGAAGGCTTGGATCAGCGAGACATCGTCACCGGGTAGGATCAGCTCCGTGACGGGTGAGGTGGGGTAGCTCTTGGTGACGAGGCTAGCACCCTCGCGCCAGAGATAGGCGGCGTCGGGACCGGCGAGCACGATGTATTCATTGGAATCGTCGAGTCGCGGCGAGGAGTAAATCCCCGCCGCAAAGACACCTCCCGAGTAGGTCGAGCGAACGATAGGCCCCGTCACCTCATCTCCTAGCGTGAAGTCGAGGACCAGCTCCGTCTCACCGGCCGCGATGGCATCGGCCAGACGCTTGGCACCCTTGCGGGTCTGGGCTACGCCCCGGTCGAGCCGCATATTGACCGCGAGCTGGACCATCCCCTCCTTAAGCTGGAGAGGATTGATGCGGGAGGCCATGCCGATGAAACCGGAATCGCCTTCGCGTTGGGTGGGATTGTCGAGAGGCATCAGGGGAAAATGATGAATGATGAATGATGAATGATGAAAAGACTGAAGACCGGAGCTTATGTCTTGATGCAGAAGAGGACGGCGCGGTTG